AAGTTCTACATCCTTCATTAAAGGTGTAAATTTACCCAAAAGATCAGCGTCAACATTCACACCTTCAGGCATGTTAAAGTCGGCATAATCACCAGTGTCAGCACTGCCACCACCCTCACCACCTGCGCCTTCAGCACCTTCACCTTCACCTTCAGCACTGCCTTCACCTGTTCCAGCGTCACCGCCTTCACCTGTTCCCGCATCGCTTCCAGTTCCAGCTTCACCGCCTTCACCGCCTGCTCCTGAGCTTCCACCTTCACCAGCTTCAGCCATAAGTCTTCGTTTTAATAAATCTTTAAGTAACATTTCTATTTTCTCCCATCATTTTAATCGCCAAATCTGGCACTAGTTCTTCCAGCTCTGCTAAAAGTTTTAAACCTGTGTTACGTTGTCCTTCTCTAAAAATACAAGCATTCGCATCCTGATCACCCATTGAAAAACTCAAACGGTAAAGTCCTGCTGATACAAGTTGACGATACATAACACGTCTTCCATTCTCAGTAGACATTACAACTTCCATGTCCATTTTTTCAAGTTCACGCGGATCAGTAGCCATTATTGAAGCCCTGCCGCTTTCATCACATCAGTAAGCACGGTTTCTTGATCAGTTGGCATCTGTGACGCTTGTGATGCGACATCTACTGTTTGTGCCATTTGTTCCGCCTGCTGTGCCTCCATTGCTGCCTGTGCTTCTACTGCTTCAATTTCTTCCACATCATCGTCACTATTAATAATTCGAGGACTAACGCCCATCGCACTGCTGAACTCGTCAACTGCTTGTTGTGCGTTGAACTTATGTCTTGCTTCAGGCCATATCGCGCTTAGTTCACCGGCAAACGCTGCTGTACGCTCAATCGCTGTTACCGCGACCATTCGTTGAGCTTGTGCCAATACTGACACATACTCGACTTTCAAATTAGTATCACGTATTACTTCAGGTGGTACCGGTAAAATACCCTTACGTTGAAGAATTGCGAACGTGATATCGATTAATGGATCAAGCAATTCATTATGTAGACGCTCAAGTACTGGCCCCAACATTAACAATTTTTCTTCATGTCGCTCACTGATCTCACGCGCTGTTATTTGACGACGATCAGAATTAGCCAACATCAAGAACAAGTCTTCATAAAAAGTTCGTTGAATACGGTTCTCATATTTATCAATTCTAGCCTCCATCGCATTGATGTCCGGTCTAAAATCGTACATGCTTTTAACACCACCCGCGCTTGTATCTTCAACAAACGTTATCGCACCAGACACCAGGCTTGATTGACTTAGTTTATTCCTCAGCGATGACGGTGCTTGCATGGGTGGCGTCACCACTTTATCAACAGCCTGTGCACCTCTTCGCTCTGCCAACTGTAACGACTTAGCATCACCGATGGCTGTCATCCCTGGACAGTCAGACGCGTAAACATCTTCACCTGATACGTCCCAGCGTGGCGCTAAGATAGGGAATTCATCAAAGCCTGACTCACGTAAGAACTGTTTCGACTCCTGTCTTGATGTTGACTTCTCATAGTAGACACTGCGAAATCGCTTATGTTTTGCGAGTGGACTAATGTTGTCGCGATCAGTATTAGGCTCAATAATGTGAACAATATTGATTAATGCTTCGGTGTTCCCTTTCTTCCACATTTCTTTAATGCGAGTCGAACAGTTATCAAGGCCAAACTCGTCAACCGTTTGAGCTACCGTATATTGATACTCACGATATTGAGTATCAACCTCATTGCGACCATTAGTAGCAAGTGAATAACTCCCGATAGTGTAAGGCTTACACCAGATTACATTCTCAAAGTCTTCATATACACCCATACTCGCTGTACCAAACACACCCAATTCGGAATAAAGCATGTGTAGTGAGTTGTACAAATTGGATGACGAGAACACTTCACGCATGATAACTTCGCAGTCATTCAGCCACAATCTAACTTCTTCGATCTCAGTAAGTATGGGGTCTGACGTTGCCAACCTGAACCATGGTCTAGCGGGTGACGTAATACCAGCCATCATACCGGACGCTAACGTTCTAGCTGCAAGTCGTGAAGTGTTGTTAGGTTGTTTAGTATTGCGCTTGTGTCCTTTTTTTGAACTAGTACCATTTAAAAACTTCCCACGATGAGCAAGGTGAGTATCAGCCAGATCACGCCAATACTCCATGAGAGACGACTTTTCAGTAGTAAGCATTGTTAAACGCTTGTTGTATGAATCAACGTCTCTTAAAGGCATTGTTTATGCACCTAGTAAGGTTTTTACTTGTGTATTCGCTGCATCTGACAAACCTTGCGCGCCGGTAAGAATGGTTCCCTGTCTTCCTCGTTTGCGTTTGTCGTCGTCATCGTTTTTATTAACCTTCACCTGCCTGCTGGTATCTGGTGCTTCAGGCAACATGGGTGGTGGTGGTGGTGTCTTTGGACTGTCTCCTCCTCCGCACATAATATAAATCCTCTCAGTTAATTGTTCATTATTTGACCAGTTGTTCAATAATACATCAATAAACTTAGACAACTGGTCAATATTTGACCGCTTATGGGTGCGACAATACCTTAAGGATCACAATGCGTCAAGGGGGTCATAATCATGAGTGTCATTATGTCGTAGCCCCGGTATATCATCTTTGTGTCCACGCTCAATGGAAGCGACCTCAACTGCGAATGTTAACGCGACCGCATCTGCAAAATCTGGAGATGGTTTACCGTCTGCTTTCATCTTCTTTTTACTCTCAAGAATCACACGGTCTTTATTGTCATGCCCGAACTCTCTACACGTTAACTCGCTAACCAGTCGTTCATCTTTGGGTAATGCGCCGCCCGTGTTAATCCATTCACGCATCTTGGCCCACATTTCTGTACCTCGGTTGGCCCAGTGTTTTTGATCGAGTGCACGGCTACCGAAACTGATACCTGTTACTTGCCAGTTGAGTTGATTCAACCTATCAACAATCGGTCCACCCATACTTCCTTCATCAGCATTGATCTGATCTGGCCTATGGTCGCGAAACAGTTGCACCAATAACGCCACCACGCGCATTGAGTTCCGTGATGCTTCGCCACCTATCTTGTAGACTCGTTCACTCTTGCAGTCACGCCCACGACGAAACACGATAAAACAATCATCGCCGCCGCCACGTGCTAGATCAACCCCGCATATCAACGGGTCAGTGCCGTTGTAGATTGGAGATCGCTCCATTGATTCTCTAACACTTGGAGTCGTGATAAATTGCATATCACTTGCACCTTTGCACTCACCCTCCCATATATTTGCATAGTTGTCGGGATCAGCAATCATACAGTGTTGACGCTCTTTCTCTAGTTCATCACTAAACCAGGGATTATCTGACCAATTAACGCGCTGCACCCATGCACCAGCAGGAGGGTTAACCACAAAGCGCAGATATGTTGGGTCTAACTCCATGAAAGGGTTAAAGCTGATCCATATCATTGATCCCTCTTTTCTTATCGTGGGCGTTAGTATCTGCCATGATCGGGATGATACGGTTTGTGCCTCCTCAACCCAGCAAATGTCTGCACCCTCATAACTTTTTAAACCGTCAACCGTGTTACCAGCGAGGCCAGCGAAGTTGAACACCGTACCGTTACAACCTCTTATCTCAGTATCGAGAATCTCATAGAACGCACTAAGTTCCAATTTTTGAATGTAATCACTCAACAATTGGTGTACTGACTGTTTAATACTCTTTTGCACTTCACGAGCACACAGAATGCGTAAAGGATCCTTAACTCCACGAAGTAACAACTCGATAGCGATAGTATGAGACTTACCGCCACCCCTGCCACCGTAGAGAACCTTATAACGATGATACTCACGAATAGGAGCCAGTATTACCGGATATTCAACCTCGATACAATGTTCATCATCGATAGACTCTAACATTGCACCAGGTATTGATTCAGGTGGCATTAACTCACCTGTCATAAAGTCAGGCGGTATAGGATCAGTTATCATTGTGTTCTATGGTCTTGCTTTGCGTGGGTGGTTCTTTATAACCCACCGTGATTTTCATAGCCCCTTTAGTTTCAACCTGTGACTTATCGGTTATTAGGCCGTGAAGCTTTGCAATACCGAGCGCAGCACTGGTTACCGCGCTAGCCTGGCCTTCCTCAAGGGCTAAATCGACGGCTTCACGCATGTAGGTTGTTAACTCGTTTTTCGTTACATGGTCGGCTTCTGCGAGCTTAAACTGATACTCTTCAATAGCTCTTTGAATCTCAGGCCTTTTTAAAAGTTTTGAACCAGTAGCCGCCGATATTCCAATCTCCCGACACGCTCTAGCACTGTTAAGATGCACACAATAGCGCCTAACAAATCGCTTATATTTTTGTGAAATTGGCATGTCGTGAATAAGCTGCTCACCTGCCATAAAGTCAGGAAATATTTTCTCAGTCATGTGTCACCTCGTTATATTCAGCACAAGCAATGCAACTATCTGTGCCGCCTGTTGCGTCCTGTCGTGCCTGTGGGATAGGCGAATCACAATACATGCAATCATCACTCACCTTTTTATTTTCTTGCCGTTGTAGCCTGTTACGTTCCTGCACCTGCTCAATAAATTCTAATTGTTTGCCTGCATTGTCTGCTAAGTCACTCATAGTCCACCGTTGATCATTACATAAAGACGAAGCATACCGTGCACCGTGCCACATATCAACACATCAGTAATTGTTCATTTATTGACCAGTTGTTCAACAATACATCAACAAACTTAGACAACTGGTCAACAAATGACCAACTCTACCTCGAAACTCCTTGCTGTCTACGCTCTAAGTTGTTGATTTTAATACACTTTTACCGTCCCATTTGTACCGCGATTTAAAAGTGTATCCACTGAAATCACACCTCGAAACTCCTTGCTGTCTACGCTCTAAGTTGTTGATTTTAATATTATTATATTTTTTATTTTATATATTATTATATTGTAGACACTATAAATACTATATTCTTTAAATATTTATTTTATACATTGTCAAAATTTAGCTTATTTTCTACAACACAGCGCGCAAAACAGCGCCCAGCCTCTTTATTCACGGTTTTGCTGGATACACGGTAAAAACCTTTACAAATCAACAGGTTAGAGTGTATCCAGCAAGGAGTTTCTAGAATAAAATGCTGTCTACACTTTGCCATTTTCAGCGTTTTTTCACTTTTTTATTCTTACAAATCAACAACTTAAAGTGTAGACAGCAACCATATTCTAGCTTTTGCAACGTTTTCAGCGTCATTAACGTTTTCAGCGTCATTAACGTTTTAAACGTCACTACTACTAACGCTCACAGCACTACTAATGTTTTAAACAGCACTAACGCTCACAGCGTTGTTGGACAACTGGTCAATTATTGAACAATGATGTTTTCAGCGTTAGTACTGTTTTACAATTATTTTTAAAATTGTCTTGCATTGTCTGACAAAGGGTGTATATTACTAACCATCATTAACGAAAAGGAGTAGGAAATGACACAAGCAAGCGATTTTTTATCATCACAAGTTATCGATGGTACAGCAAACCAGCTAGAGTCAGTGCCGGACTACCTCAACATGGTTGTTGACGCAGTAGGTTACATAGGGGAAAGCGAAAATAACGGAAATGAAGTGATGACATTTAGCGATGCTAGCGTGATCATTAAAATTGATGACGAAGCAAGCGATTACGATCGCGAGGAAGACTACAGGTAGATACCAAAACAGAAACTGAAAAGAGGAAATAAACCATGAATAAATTAGAACAAATCATAGAATCAATTATTAACGGTCAATTTAAACAAGCAAGGGAGCAAGCAAAGCGGTATGGGGTTAAGCGTACTATTGATGAATTATGTTATTACAATTGTTACGATGAAGAACAACTTAAAAAGAACTTGGGATATATTGAAGTAATTAATAATTATAAAGGGTAAGTAACAGCGTATAACAGCTTAGCAATAGGCTGTTATACGCTGTTACTTCACACTGACAAGATTGAAGGGAATTATTATGAAAGACTTAAAACTTAAAAACGATACGGCATATGTTGAAGCACGCAACGAGTTGGTGGTGTATGTTAATAAGGTTGTACCATTGTTGATTGAACGATTAGCGAAGGGCTACAAAATTAAAGCCAGCGGTGATGAATTGTTTAAAAAGGAAGCAAACGAACTGAAAGAAATTATTGAATTTAATAAAAGTTCAAGAATTTCAGCGTTTTTTAGAGTCAGCGAGCAATCAATATACTTAAGTGTTAGAACTTGTTCACTGGTTGACTGGAACGACAAGAACGGTGTCATGGGGTCAAGATACATCACTAAAGAAATTTATTTAGCTTCACCAATTTCAAATCATTTAAATGATAGTTTCAAACCACTTGAAAAGATAACTGTAAAACAGCTACACGATGCTGAAGCCAAGCTTGAGAAACTAGAGACCCAAGCTTCTAAGATACGCTCAGAAATTTCAGATATTAAATACTTTTTAGACATTTAAGACGGAGCAATACTATGACTACTAAAATATCACAAGATGCAGCAAACGCTTTTCACAATAACAAATCTTTCAAACGTGGGAGTACTGAAGTAAGGGTGTTCCCCCTCAAAGACGGACACGTTACAAAATTATTCCTTCATGGCAACGTCATCGCCATGCAGGACAATACAGGGCTGTTTAAGGTCACATTGTCAGGATGGGGAACACAGACCACCCGCGACCGTTTAAACGCCTTGAACGGTGTTAAAGCATGTCAGCGAGCACATCAGCAGTATATCAACGATGTACCGGTTGATGAAAATGAAATAGTAGTAATCAGTAAAGGCAAATAGAAGGGAATTATTATGACTAACATTTATAGAACGCTAACTTTACCAACTGACAATACACACACTGTAGTTGTTGAACATGGGGACCACTACACCTGTCACAATGTAGTAGCTGATAGCTATGATGAAGCAGTAAAGCTTGCACAAGAACACAAGCTTGAAGTTTTTGACAGCTTCGACATTGCTGGGGCAGACAAAATCAAATTTGGAGTTCGTAAATCAGATGGGGTAAACATCTACCTTGACAAGCCTAAATTTGATTGTGGATGGTATTGGGGTTTTGGGTATCTTGGTAATCATAACGAGCATTACCATTTGTCAGGTTATCAAAACGGTCGTAACATCGATATGTATAACGCTTTAGAAGAAGACTATGACCTCACCCCAGCCATCAAGAAAAACTTGTGGACGTTCTGCGAGTTGGCACTAACAGCTTACTCACTTAAAAACACGGCTGAGGTGCTGGGACGTGGAGGCTCACACATGACCACTAACCCACTAGCTGACATGATCAAGAATCGTGCAGAGGTTGAGCGAATTAACAAGATGGTGCTACCGCTGATCTTTAATAAGCTGGCTGAGTTGTACCAAGACCAATAGAACAAAGTGGGTGGGGCTGGAAGCCATGGTTTGAGTCCGTTGGGGCCCGATTCCCTATCACCCACACCAAGATCGAAACGCTGCGAAGCGTCTGTCGTTAAGTACGGCACTGAAGAGATCAGTAATTTAAACAACCAGGAGTAGTAAGATGAATGATAAAAAATTAAGTGATGAAGAGAAACATGAGCAAGCTACACGATTGCAAATGGAGAAAGTACTACATAAAGCAGCTTGCTCATTTCTAACGGGTGACGAACCAATTGATCTGACAGCAGGCGCACTTAACAAAGACACAGCTAAAAAGTTAGAAGAATTATTTGAACAGTTAATCAAGGGTCACGACTTTGAGTTTACTGTTCACAAACCTAAGAAGCCTGAACCGTGGACACCTAAAGGCGGTGAATGGGTAACTAATGCGCGTGGTAATGTCGGCCAATATATGAACAGCAACCCTGACCGCGCCAGTTTCGGAACAGAGCGAGCAACTAAAGAACTTGCAGAACAAGCAAGAGACGAAATGTTGATAGCGAATATTCTGCGAGTATACCGTGATGAAAATTACCCCAACTGGCGCGATTCTGAGCGTTTTGCCACACTGGTATTAAATTGTAACGATGGAGGATACAAGGTTGCATCACAGGATATGTCTAGTTGCTTCCGTGAACCAATGGGTGCTGTATTGATGAACTATACTTGTGCGCGTGATATTGCAAACAAGCTCAACACTGGCGAAATAGTGATTCCTAAAGATGAATTCAGCTAAGTTGAGAATGGAACGTGAACGTTGGAAGGACCGGTTCGTTTATGCCCCACTCACTATTTTTGGTGG